AAGCGAGAGATAACTACCACCATGAGAGGGAGCGGTTATTTTTGTAATTGTCTTAAATACTTTTGAGCCTGTGACTGATGTGGCTGACCCTGCTGTAAACGCTGGGAGGGTTTCTGTCTGAAAAACATCATCTGTATCTGTACCTTCAACGATTACTTGGACTGCATCTATCTCCGCAACTAAACCTCCAGAGGTGGCTCTAATTGTAGACGGCTCTGGTAGTGCATTTAATCCGCTTGTAATTACCTGAGTGGAGGTTGTGTCAGTAATGGCATCATGTACCTTTGTCCATGCCGTATAGTCATATTCTTCCCACACCCATTTATACCCTCGCCTACGGTGTGGTTTATTAACCCTCCTTGTTCCTGTGGTTTGATAACCAGACTCAACCAAAGTCGTGACAGCATTTAACTTTGAATTACTGACTGCTAAATCAGGATTTAACCAATCGCCAGTCGTATCTGTCTCCCTGTACTGCATCTCAAGATTGACCGTTCTGTTTGTCCTGTCTCCGCCATCATTAAAATGCACTAATCCCCTACCAAAATGTACATCAACAACTATTTCATCTGCTTCTATATCAGATGTTCTTGTGACCCAATCATCTTCTTGTTTTAATAAAATTTGGAAATCTTCTTGAGAAACCAAATCTGGAAAAAGAGTAATGTCAGGGTCTCCGATTACACCCTCCATAACCTCATATTCAATGTCATCAAATTCACCGATAGGTGTATTACCTATTTTAATATCTTCTATTTTTAACCTACCATACCCAAATATAAGCAACATTCTTAAATGTTGGTCATCCCCGACAATTTCTGAATATGAATTAGCACCCAGTGGAGGCACACTTCTATGAACACCTAGCACAACAGGGATTACCCCAAATTGATTTGCTCTGTTCTTTGCTCCGTCTATTGATAGTGTAGGGGAGTTTCTTAATCCTGATGTTCCAGATAAACTTGGCATTGATGGAGATTGTGGTACATTTGGAGGGATAAGTGCGTTCACGGCCATGAGTGCTACACCCATTGCCATGCCAAATGTCTGTGCTCCTGTCAGACCACCAATTGACAACGCACTAAGCCACTGAGGATTCATGACAGGGACTATAAAGGCTGCTGCGATAATAGCAATAGTAAGGATTATTTTTAATGGGCTTTTACCACCACCACCGCCACCACCCATAGGAACAACCCTGATGGTGACAAGGTCATTCATTTTTGGATATACAGCATCCCACTCACTTCTCGGTATTATTTTATCATTCAAATGAATGTGAGCGTGTCTGCGTAGAACTGTATCAGGTTGAGCCAGTGCAAGTATATCGCCAAGAGAGTTATTATCAGCCACAACCATGTCCACCCTCTGTACCTTAAATGGGTGTGGAGCAGCCACAACTCTAATCCCTTCTGATTTGACCAGTTCATTTTTAACAACCATATCTGTATATCCCCTCTACTCTAAAATCTTTCATTCTTTGTAGACAAGTATTAATTCCATGTTCAACATGGAGTATTTTTTCATCAGTTACAACTAAACCCACATGACACATTCTTCCATACATATAAAGAAAAGCGATATCACCCATTTGGGGTTTATCAACTTTGTGCCATTCTGACTCCCTGCCTTTTTGATAAAGTTCTGCTAGTAACTCCCTGTCCTTCGTGCTTGTGTAATCATCTGTATATGAAGGTAAATCAATTCCTAAAAGTTCTTTATATGCTACACAAATTAAACCCCAACAATCCCAATTCTCCCATGTTCTGCCATGAGGTTTAAAAGGGACTCCAATAGCTTTCGTACAGAATTCAGTAATATTCATCTAAACAATCCTTTAAATTGTGCTGGTGAGAATTGACCAATAGGAAACGGTTCTATTTCGATATTCTCCATTGATAAATCACCTGACAGTTTAGATGTATCCCATTTAACATTTCGCAAAGTAAAGGGAGCAAAAGTTAATTCTATTGTATCAGGGTCTGCTGCTCTTATTACCGAAATCGTGATCTTCGGTGCTGTTGTGATATTTCTTATACTTTCAGCAATTTCTCTTGAAACATTATCAATCGTTATATGTGCTCTTGGAGAGCTTTCTCCAGTTGAGTCTGGGAGAGTTATTTCAAATGGGTATGCGACAAATAAATTACTATCACTTGTTATATTTTCGTTATTATTAACCACCCTAATGGGAGTGATATCATCATGGGTAATAGTTAATAACACAAGAAATACATCACTTGTTTCTTGTGCGTATGCTGCTTCTTTAAATGCGTTTGTTATTGCCATATATCTCCCTTTAAGGTAGAACTTCTAGTTCATAAGTACTGCTCCATAATCTGGTACTCGCTGAAGAACCACTACCAGCTACATAACTCCATGAAGGAGGCTTTGTGAATCGTACTGTTATGGTTGAATCATCAACAGGGTCAGGGATAGTGAATGAACCAGAACCCTCTCCTATAGTGGTTATAAAGAAAGTATCAAATGTAGCCCTCTGTGTTCCTGTTAATATCATCTTAACTTTTAAATTCCTTACAGCTGCTGTAAACAACTTTCTAACCTTCGGTGCTCCTGTTTCCATATTACTTCTGACAGTAGCTGTTTGCCTTTCATCGGTTGCTGACATAAATGCTTTCTGTGGCAATCCTGCTGGATACGCTGGCATCTTATATTATCTCCCTGTTAATTGTGTATTCAGATTGCTAAATGTCTTTGTCAAAGCTGAGAAGGTCTTAGTTCCTGTTCTAATATTGTTAGCTACTTTTTCATCTAGGATAACATCAATTTTTCTCATTCCATTAGAATCCCTGCTCTCCTCAGTCTTAGTTCCTTCTGGTACTCCAATAACATTAACTTCTACGTTGGTATTTCCTCCACCACCTTGAAATTCTGGAAATCTATCAAGTGGTATTAATGCCTCTGCTCCTGCTTCACCGAATACACCTGCTGTGGGTTTGGTAGCTACACCACCTTCTGCGAATTGCATCGGGCCAACAAATGAACCAGACCCTACTATTCCTGCAGGATCAAATCCTCCACTAGCTCCAGGAGCTACAACAGTAGGAGTAGTAGGAGAAAAAATTCCTGCTGCTGCGTTAACTAAACTACCAATAATGCCAACACCTTTACCACCGCCACCTGCTTGAGCACCGAACAAAGCTTCCATCATAGGTTGTATAATTGAAATTTGAATAATCATTTTCATAATCATTCTTTTAAATGATTCAGCCATCTCTGTGAATGATACTTCAGCACCCATAGCTAAGTCTGTTAATGAGTCTCCAAAACTGTTAGCAAAACTCGTTATGTTTGATTTCATAATTTGATAAGTTTTACTACTCGTTACTCGTATTCTCTTCTCTGATTCCACAGCAAATTTTTCATACTCTTCTCTTGTAATTGCTTTACTTATGTAAAGTTGTTTATACTCAGCAAGTAATAACTGATTTTGGTAAATCTCTTGTTCAAACACTGTCTGACCCTGCTTTTTCTGATCAGCTAGAAACTTTTGATAAAGTGAAGCGTTTTTCTGCCTAGCTCCATCTCTATCTAAAGCAGCTTGTATTTCAGCAGCTTTCTTTGCCAACCGCATTTTCTCGGCTTGTTCTTCTGAAGTTAGAAAAAAAACTTTGGCTCTTTTTATCGCTTCATTATACTTGGAAAGAGCGTGCTCCGCATCCAACCCTAAGTGGTCGTAGGTCGTGGTTGGATATGCTAACATTGCTCGTGCTTCTTTTTGTGCTTTAACAATTTCTGTTTCAATACCAAGAAATTTGCTTCCTGCTGCGATGGCAATATTCAAATCATTAATCATTCCATCAAGAGTTAAATGGTCTTCCATAAATTGCAGTATTTTGTATGCTGCAATGAAAGGAAGCATGGCATCTTTAACCAAACCTGCTAATACTATTGCAGTTGTTCTTGTCATGTCAATAGCCTGTTGCATACCGCCATTGTTTTCCCATGCTTTTTGCCACTCAATTAATTTTTCAAGATGTTTATCCATAGCTTGTAATAAACCTATCCCTATGGCTTCTTTTAGATTCTTTACTTGTTGTTTTACTTTGTCCAATCTAGCACCAAACAGCTTTTGTCTCTCTTCTGCTGCATGTTCTGCCATTCCTTGTCTATTCCTTTGTACCGCTAAATCTTTTTCAGCTTTAGACAATTCGTTAATCATCGCTGCAACACCTCTAAAACCTCTTTTTTCTCTGAATATCTGTTTTAATTGGTAAATACTTCCATGAGATAATTTCTCTATCGTTGCTTTTAAATTATCAGAAGAGATAGATGTCTTGTCTAAAGCTACTCCTAGTTGGGAAGCAGCAATGGTAGCCTCTCTAGAAGAAGCTTTTGTGAACACATCAAACATCTGTTGCATTTGTACAACAGTTTTTTCAGCACCAACACCACTTCTACTTATTGCAGAAAAGGAATATCCTAAATCATTTAGTGACACACCAGATGCTTTTGCAGAAGCAGCGATAGTTCCAATGTTCTTAGCAACATCTTGAAGGGTTAATATACCACGCTCTTGAACAGCGAATAGGAAATCTGCTGCATCTGACACACTGTCCAATTCATCTCTATAAGTATTCCAAGTAACAACCATAGCTTTTGTAGCTTGTGCTGTGGAAGTGAAACCACCTTGAGCTAATTTAGCAGAAGTTTCAAGAGTCTGCATAGCTTCATTTACAGGTACGGTAGCAGAGACAATGTCAAACATACCTTGAGCTAGTTCTTCCTTACTTTGCCCAAACTCTACTGACATGTGTCTCATTTGTGTTGCCCAACTCCCAAACACAGTATCTGAATCTCTAACTAATGTGTTTACCTTCCCTAATGCAGTCTCAAATTTGATAGCTTCAGATACTGTATTTCCAAATATCTTTCCACCTATTAAAGCGACTACTGCTCCTAAAGCTATAACAGCTGACCTTGCTGAGAGGATGTTCTGCTTGAATTTCTTCATAGCACCTCTCTGTTTCTTTTCAAATTTTGAAACACCTCTTCTAGCCTTTTTCAATGCCTTTTCGAGCTTGAATGTCTCACCATCAATCACTACTGTTAATTGTCCTATATTAGCCATTTCGTTTCACTTTCTCTGAAGACATAGATGATAATAATTCTTTCATATCCTCTACCGATTGTTTTTCTTTTGATTTTTCTCCTGTATAAACTTCTGGTATGAAATCAAATGGAGAAACCTTCTTTGAATCCTTTTTAAGTTGTAAATTAATAAGTGTTGATGCCACAATTCCTGTTCTAAGATATTCAGTATATTCACCAAACGGCTCAAGGGAGTAGACTATTTCCCATTCCCTGAGTTGTTTAGAGTTTAATACCTCGTTTAAATAATCAGGATGGGGAACTCCAATAGCCAAGCACAGTCTAAATTTAAATAAATTACTTGGCTGTTTTAGTTTTTTGTCAATTCCTCAACGTCTCTTTCTCCCAATCCAGCTAGTTTTTGTCCTACTGCAAATACCCTATCAAGTGCTGAAGCTGATTTTTCACCTAATTCATGTACCTCCAATTCATTGAACACTCTCTTACCCTGTTCATCCACAAGAGTTGCAGCTACAAACTTGGCTCTGATATTACTCATCCCACCTTCTTCTTTCATAAGTTGGGATTCAAAAGAATCTCTTTCTTTTCCTGTGATAGTTCTTACTATTACTTCTCCACCCCATTCAGGTACTTTTACTGTTTCTGTTTCTAAATCTTGTGCGGAAAGTATTTGTTGTTTTGTTAAATATCCCATTGTGATACTCCTTTATGGTTAAAAGGTTAAATTTTATTAAGATGTTTCAGTTATTTGTCCGTCTATCTTGATTGTCACAGACATTGTGATTTTATCATCAGCAGGAATACTCTTACTAATGTTTGTTACATAACCATTAAAAGTAAAATCTGTTGCACCTGTGTCGGGCATAACAATAGAGTAACTTTGTGCTGAAGCTGATTCAAAATCTGTGTTAAGTAAATCAAATCCTGCTCTTGTCCAATTCATGTCAAGAGAAACCTCTCCACCATCTCTAAAACCGCCAATGAATTCTCTATAACCACCTGTTGAATCAAGAGTAGTCACATCTATTGTATCTCTTGAACGATTCGGCCCTGTTATAGAATTTACTTCTGCTAAAGTTGAAGAACTTCTTTTGAATAACGCACCTACACCTGCTATCGCTGCACTTGCCATATCATTTCACCTCCTTAAAAATTAAGATGTTCTCATAATCCTAAAATTAATAGACCAAGAAGGTCTATTGTTCTTATCATAATCTAAAAAAATAATATCACTTTGGGCTATAATGTAAACATACCTAGTAGAATTAACTGTGGTATTCTTTACTGCATGTAAAGTATCCAATATTAATTCAGCTAAAGTATAGCCCTCTTGATATCCGAATCTATTACCTCTTACTCTAACCATTACAGTAGGAGTTTTTAAAGTCCTATTTGTATCTGGTTCTCCACCACCTGTGTCAAAAATAGACACTACTTTGTCCACAACTCCTCCTCCATCTGGTTCTTGTGACACAAATAAGTTTGTACCAAATGTGAGTCCAGTTCCTGAAGATGATGCTTCCAATAAATCTTTTATGTCCTGAGATGGAGCGTTCAATTACTCTTCCTTTCTTTTACTTTCGGTTTCCCATGTTTCTTTAAAATTTTTATAATCTCATTTCGTGAACTCTTTACAGCAGTCTCTAGGAACTTAGCTTGACCTATTTTATGTTTTTCTCCTATAGCTTCATGTTCCTTTACAGCATAAAAAGCTGTGTGTCCTATTACAACAAAAGGATGTTTTTTCTTCTTACCATGACTTGTTGCGATTTGTGACACAACAACTGAATGATCACTAGCAACTCGTTTACCTTCTTCTTCTTCTGTATTAAAATTACCTGTGGTATACACTCCGGGAAAAGTACTGTCACCACCCCACATATAAAAACCACTTTCCATTAAATTGCCTGTCTTCATTGGAACTAATGCCTTTGATTTTTTTAGAACCAAACTTCCCACCTTCATCATTCCAATCCTAGTTAATTCTTCCTTCATACCCTTAATTGCTTTGTTAAGGTTTGCTATAACTATCTTTCCCCCAATCACTTTTGCCATAGGTAATCACCTCAATGAAGTAGCACTTGTCATAAAAACCACTCTTTGAAATTTGTCTGCTTTCAAAGTTGGTACTTTGGTCACTGCTTTAACTTCGTATGATTCTGTCACATTTTTAGGATTTGTTTCATCTATAGATGATGCTATGTCAGAAAGATTCCCCAAAAACATCCAATCATTTGGACTTATATCTTGGTCTACATAAGCTAATTTACTACTCTCTAACCGTTGTCCTGTACTATCAGTAAACAATTTCTGTTTGTCTTCCCATCTACCTTGTATCTCTACAGGAGTTGAAAAGGAAGCTCCACCATAACCATCTCTTCCAGAAAATGCCCAATAAACTATTGTTTGATTATGTCCTCTATTTATGAATGTTGTCATTACGAGTCCTCTGCTCTACTAATAGCTAAGATTGGTCTAAAGTTTCCTATACTCTTTCCCATATTAGCTAATGTCCCTGAAGTATCCATTGCTATCGCTTGTTGACCATATAAAGTAGCACCCAATCCTACTTCATTTCCTGCTCCCATAAAAGTTGCCTTTGTTGAACCAACTTCATGTACTTTTTCTTGTTGTTCTAGACTACATTTAAAAAAATGTGCAGATAACCATCGTTCAATTTCTTTAAGTATCGTAGAATTAGTTATTTTTGCAGGAGTGGATAATTGTGTTGTGACCAATATGTTTGCGATAGATATGAAAGGAGTGAAATCGGTAACATCAGTATCCAAAATTAATCCTACTTCTACATCTGTAACTCTAGCCATATTTTATCCTAACCTTCCTTTTTCAAATGCCTCTGATATTACTTTGTCATTCACAATTACTTTACCTTGATTCCAAAGTTTTGGACTTACAAACTCTCTTACTTTTTCCTCATCCCATTCCAATCCGAGCCATTCAATTACTGATTTTATTTCATCAAATTGACCATCTATCATTTCCTGTGGCCAGACTTCTCTCAAATTCAAATTGCTGTGTAACATCTCATTAAATCTATTTATATGTTTATTTACCCATCCTTGCCAATCTTCAGGTTTATCAAATGCCCTCATAAAACCTGTCCTCATACATGAATTAACAATCTCTTTACCTCTTCTTCTAATCAATACCCACTTTGCGTCAGGAAAAGCATTGTCCCATAACGGCCACATCAAACAAGCCTTTGCTCCTTTGTAAAACCAAGTTTCATCTTCTTTTACACCTTGTTCTTTTAAAATGTTCTCTACTTTTTCTCTCCATTCTTTTCCATCTGAATCTCTAAATAGTTTTGTATCTGGAAGAGGGTTTTGTGCTAGAGGGTCAACACCTAAATCTCTGAGCAAAGGTTTAACTAATCCTTCTCTTATACTAATGTTCTCAAACATTCCTTTTTTATTATAAAGTGTCGCTCCACTTACTTCTCCACCGTTTGCACCACAAATATCTAAAACTCCAGCAGTCAGACTTGTTCCTGACCTTGCTACACCAGTTATAATTACAGCAGATTCCATATTTTTCCTCAACTTCCTTTTTTGGTTAAAAAGAATATTAATTTACTTCAAACAAATTTCCCATTTTATATCTTTAGGTCTAGGTTTACCATGAAAGACAACTATGTCTGTTGAGGAATCAACCCCATCTTTACAATGGTGTTTATAAGAAGCAATATTTAAGTAATCATTTATAGATGTTATCTCCGTCAATTTATCTTTAATATAATCTTGCTCCCACTTTCCGTATTTTAAAAACGCTTCATAAAAAACTAATTCATTTAATATATAAGAGTAATCCCCAACCCATGCCATGATCCCTGATGAAAACTCTCTGGTAGGATGGAACGCTTCCATCATATAAAATCTATCTTTCTTTGGAAGACTAAAAAGTTCTGTAATAAAATTATCCAAACTTCCTACTATCATTGTATCTAAATCAAAGTAAAGTACGTTTCCTTTTAAATTAAAAATTTCTAATTTAGACCAATAACTTCTTAAATCTGTTTTCAAAGGTAATACTTTAATATTATCAGGAACAGGGAAAGACTCTAAATCGGTAAAAATAATAAATTCAAATTCTCTCGTTACATACTTATTGATGTTACTGTATAACTTGTCTGCGTATTCCCAACCGAAATCTCCCCCTGACCTGAGTACACAACAAATTGATAATTTATCTTCCATTATTTTAAATTTTCTATTGCCTCTGAAAGTTCCATTTTTTCAAAACATTCAATCTTGCTTATTAAATTAGCATTTATTATTCTCATACCTAATTTATCAGCATCAATCTTTATTTCTGGAAAAGCACTTAACATTCTCTCATAAGGAGTCTTACTTAACTCATTAGTAATCTCATGCTTCTTATGAAAGTTGTCTTCTCCATCAGCTTTTGCAAACATATCAAATCCTATAAGTACAACATTTTTAGCTCCTAGATGGTAAGCTAAATTAATAGCAGACGCACCTGAAGATTTGTTCCATGAAACTCTATCAGGTTCTGTATTAATCCCAAATCCATTTTCTCTGTTAATAGTTTTTACCCATTCAATTTTGTTATGTGGATGACAACAAACTATTAAATTATTAAACTTCTTTAATCCCTCTTTGTTCCAATCAAACCATCTTGTATCACCATAAAAACATATGTCCACCCAATCACCCAACTCATAGGAATTGTTTACACCGATTACTTTTTCATTGTGTATACAAGATAAATCATTAGAAATAGATTGTAGGATGACATCCCCATTGATGTCATCCCACTCTAAATTGGTTTTGTTTAAACTTCTTCCTCCACCGATAATAAAAACAGTAGAGTCAGGCCACATTCTTTGTATCTCTTGGTCTGGAAAATTAAACTTCTTATTTTCAACTGACCATGAATCAGTCTTCGTTGACATCCGCATCCTTTTCTTTGGATTCTCTTATAAGAGTTCTAGCTTCTTCCAGACTTAAAACTTTTGTGTTAATGCTCTCATTAGTTTCTAAACTAACAACATTGTACTCATTAGTTCCAAGTTTCTCCATCTTGTAACCATATTTAGGTTCTATTTTATCTTCTTTAACTTCATCAAACTTTTCAATTGCATTTCCAAGTTCACATGGTTCACAAACAATTACATCATCTTCAGTTAAAAGTGTGTCGTTAAATGTGTTACCACCTTTTCTTTTCAATGACTTTTTCCAGTAATGCTTCTTACCTTTCTTTAATTTGAATTTAGGCATTTTTCCTCAACTTTCTTTTTTGGTTAAAAAGAATATTAAAAAACAGATTGGTTACTGTATCACAGCTTATGACAAGTGTACTATACCGCTTCTATTCGCTTGAGTAGAACGGATTTGTGGGACTAAGATAGTCATCACTTTAAAATTCACTTGCATACCACCTTCAGTTTCCCATTGTACCGTAGTAAGTGGGAGACCTTCAACCATTCTAACAACATCACTCTGCATACTAACCATAAGTACGTTATTAGCACTTAAAAAATCAGAAACTCTAACTCCAACTAGGTTATCCAATTCGAGTATTCTGTTTCTGATAGAACGAGGATAGCTAGTGCTAAACTCATCGTCAAGAACAGTTTCATATGCTGTTGGAATATACAACATGAAAGGCCCGAAGTGACGGTCATTTATCAAAGCCTGTTTCATGTTAAGAACATCAGTCAAAATTTCCTGACCTGTCTTACCAGAAGCATCCCAATTCTGTGAAAGTGACACAGTATTTCTATCAGGATGGTCTGTGTAACCACGAATAGTACCACCATTAGTACCAAGTGAATAAGCACTAAGTCCGTTGAAGAGTATATCTTCAGATTTCTCAATAACTTTTCTAGAAGCTTCTTCTGCCATTGTCAAATCGAGTGGCTGAGAAGCCATTTTATTTCTTGAAGCTTCAATTTCTCTGATACTGAAACCAAAATCTCTTGAAATAATTGGTAATGGTAGGTAGTTAGTATCAACTTCAAAACGGTCTTTTGCAGTCCTACTTACACCATCCATGTTTACTTCTGCATCATCTGTATCACTAATATCCTGCCATTGTAATACAGTACTCCCTAATCCACCACCAGAACGGACAAGTCCTCTACTCATAAGGTCTTGTACACCACCTGTTCGTCTGTGAGCTTCTTGTAAAACTACTGTGTCTATATCTTTCCATTCATCGTAAGTGAGAACCGCATTTGTTCTCAAAGAAGACACATCCATTTTATTGTGAAGAAGCTTCTCAGCAACTCCACCATAACCTGTTGTTCCCTGAATAACGTCAATGTTTACATCCATTATTTTATCTCCTCCTTATATTAAAGTATGATTGCAGTAATTCTGCCAGCAGCACCAGAAGTAGTTACAGCTTCTTTTGCTACAGCTATTGCTACATTAGTACTCGTTTGTTTCAAAAGTTCACCATCTGTAGTGCCAGCCATTAACTCATCACCTATTACCACAGTCTCACCATCTGAGAGCCACGCATAAACTTCATCTCCTGCATTAAAAATTCCATATTGCACTTGCTCACCACTTGCGTAAGCATCACCAATTTCTGAACCTATTAGAGAATTCTCCAAAGCGAACATCGGTAAAAATCTTGTGGAATCACCTGCCTGTTTCTGTATCCTATCAGTACTGATAAATTCACAAAGATGTCCCGGAGTAATAGCAGCATTTGCATACTTCTCACCTCTAACTGGATTACCCTTAACTGTAATAGTCTTACTTGCCATTTTTACTTTTCCTCCTCCACATTAAAAAATTATTTGCCTTTTTTTTCTTCACTAACTAACTGTGATAAAGGCTTTACTTTAGGAACACCTAAACCGTTTTCATGTCTCTCAAACTTAGCAACTTTCTTTTCCTCTGAATCTGGTCTGTTACCCTCATAAGTGACAGGGACATTTCCAAGAGTCGCTAAATCTTTCAACTCTTTCAAAGTTTTTGTTTCAAGCACTTCCTTTGAAAAAGGATTTCTAGAATTAGCTACCAACGCATCAACAGCTTTTACTTTTTCCTGTTTGTACATCTCAGTACCATTTTCTATAAACTCCCTATCCTCTGGAGTAGCACTTGCAAGAAGTTCAGCATAAGTTAATTGTTTCTCTTCCAATTTAATCTCCTCATTAACTACAAGTCCCTCTCCAACTTTTACTTCTTCAACTTTTACTTCTTCCTTTTCATTGACCACAATTTCTTCTGCTTTCGCTTTGCATTTACAATCAACAAATTTTAAAACATTCTGAAACTTCTCATCACTCATTGTGATTAAACTTTCCGTATCATTGTCATCATACGGAGTTTCAGTATTAGCTACAAGAGCTTTAACTAATTCCTCTCTCTCCATCACTACCTCCTTAACTTTAACATTTTCTTGAAGTGGTATAAATTCCACTTTCTCTCTTACTTCAATAGGAATCCCTTTGGCTTTAATTTTATCATTTGAAGGTTTCACAGAAAATTTCTGACTAAATAATTGACTTCCAGTTTCTGAGAGTTTTTCAAAAATAAAACGATCATCAAAGACTTCCCTCAAGAAGTGCATAGTTCCCGGAGTATCCATTTGGTTTACAACTTGTAACAAATCTTCTCTAAGCTTACTATGACTAAGTTCATTTACAAAAAAACCAGCTTTTTTAATCTTTAATATTTCATTTGTTTTGATTTCTTTCTCACCCCCTTCAAAGTCAATATTTTCTTCTGTTCCTTGTTGAACCAAAGGAACTATTTTGCCATTACTATTTCTCATCTGACAACTTTCGCATTTACCTTCATCTCTGATTCCACAACCATCTGCGAAATTACAAGCTCCTTCCTCATTCGGAAGAAGTGCTAAGTGGTCAGGAACTATATCTAAAACACTAGAATTAAATTTCTCACCGTTCCATACACCTTTCCCACTATCCGACTTACTAAAAAACCCTGTAGAAACTTCAAGCTCTTCTCCTTGTTTAACTCTTATTAATGTCTCTGGAGATAGCTGACCAATTTTTTCTACGTTTATCCACCCTTCCCCTTTTAGTTTACCACTTTCATAGAAAGTGTTCTCAAAAGTTCCGACACTCCACTCTTTCATAATAGTAGGGTCTAGTGCAGATATTGATTCACCACCAATAGTAGGATGGTTTATAGTTAGTGGTATACCATTCCAATTACCTGCCGAACGTCGTATCTCATTAGCTGAATGAAAAGTAGCACCTTGATTACCACTATGGACTCCTTCTACTAAAGCTACAATAGGGACAACAATGTGAGGAATCCCATCCTTTACTTCTGTTCGTACACTAAAATTTTTTATTAGATTCTCCATCAATTCCATGTTGTTTTCCTTAATCAATCAATTTCATAGCTTCTGTCTCTGTTTTTTTATCAGTAGTTGCGTTATCAACTTTTAAATCTAAACCAGAAAGCGAGCAACCACTTAAAACCCCGATTATACAGAAAAATAATATAATTTTAAACATATCAAAATACATTTTTCCCTCCATACAAAAATTATTTGTTCCCATTTAAAAAATCTTTATTAACTAAATTACTCCCCTCTTTGAGGGAATTATTATAATTTAGTATACTAAAAAACATACTTGCACATACTCCCACAATCATAAAAGTAATTCCAACATTAGTCCACATATCTCTTTTTATGAATCCTTTAGTTTTCAATGTGTTGTGCAAAGTATTCACCTTTATTAATAATCCTTCACGACCATTACCATGTAAAATCTCTTCTATTTTATCTTTGTCCTTCGTACAATTGTTTATCTCTGCCCCTTGTCTGGATTGTTCTTTAGAGAAAGATACAACTGCTTGATGTAGTATGTCAAATCTATCGTCTATCTTCTGTTCAAGCCTCAGAATTGCTTCATTGTCAATCATCAATTTTCCTCCGATTCATCGTTCTTTTCTTGTGCTGGAAAATTATCCTTCCCTGTTGGGTTATCATTAGAGCTAGGCTGTCCGATTCTAGTTCTCTCAACATCTTTAGTTTCTTTCAGAATCTTACTTACTAACTCATAATCAAAATCTAAAAATTCTTTCATGTAAACTTCAAATGGTAAGAAGTCGAAGGCATCTATCGCATTAAAGTAAGTCGCTATTGCTTCAGAAAGAATCTTGACTATTTCTGCTTTCTCCTTCTCTGATGGAACAGCAATAGGTTTCCATTCAACAGTAAAATTAACTTCTGGTAAAACACCAAATTGTTGAAGCCTTTCTATAAATGGATAAATTATATTAGGTGTTATAAAATTTAGTCTCCTTTCTTCCAATCTCTTATTCCATGCAGTCTCATCCTGTGATGAAGCAAGCTCACCTCTTTCACTACCTATTAATATCCGTTTTGGTATACCTGTTGCACCAGAGATAAGTGAGACATAAACATCTATGTGATTTGATGGGTCTGCAACCGCAGGAGCTAAAGTTTTTATATCCATCCCCTGCAATTTAAGAGTTCTTTGGAAATTATGCATGTATTTTTCAATATCTGTTTCCATTGTGGATTCAGTTAAAGAAGAATCTAATGTTGCGTCTTTATCAAGAATAAAAGCAAGTCCGGGTAGAGCACCTCTCCAAAACATCTCCGCACTTCCACAACTTACTAATTCCAAATTCTTTAATTGGTTAAAAATAGCTTCTAATTTAGGAGTACCAAATACATCATCTTCAAGTAATCCATCTGCTATATGGATTATCCTATTCCAATGTACTATCCTAGTTTGTGTGCTATTACTGGTCGTTGGAGACACTTGTATTTCATATAACTCTGGTAAACCAAATCTTTCATTAGTAATGTCATTTACAAATGAATGGATTGTTATGTTCTCTTCTTTATAAGGTCTAAGATATAAAAGTTGTGTAGCTTTTCCTACTGGTTTACTCAAATCACGACCATCATCTAATCCTAAAAGGAGTCCACTATACCTTCCTATACCACAGAGTTTATCTGCTCTTATCAAATAGCTAAGAACTTTTTTATCCCTATTTAATTTGTCCCATTGTTTTTCAAAATCAGTTTGTTCATTTTCATCATTCTCAACAATCATAGGAGGGAGTCTCCATGACTCTGTAACTGGGGATTCTATAATTCTCTTAGATATATCACCTCGTTTATACTGTTCCCAAAAATGTCTGAATGTTAAGGAGGTTTCAAATCCGAGTGCTTTGTAAATGTCTCTATCAGAGTCATAAGATTTCCCTGCTCTTTGCATTAAGTCAGTTCTACTTTGTATACTGTTCATAAAATTAAGGAAATGTTCTTTATTTATGACCATTTCACCTTTTTTAACTGTTTGTGATTTATTTCCCATTATTTCCCCAATTAAAACTTATTCTACCTTTAGAATTCAGCATGTTAAAAGCTCCACTACAACAGTCAACAAAATCTTTCCTCAACCCCATAGGAAACATCTCATGTTGTTTTATGAATCCCTCATTCCATGCACCTTTCACTAAATACACATTCCCAATCTCAACTTGTGTTGCGTAGGGTTCTGCTCGTAAAACTTTATCACCAGTTACCTTATCTTTTTTTACGGAGAACCCTGCTAAATTTTTCACTGTTCCATCAGCAGATTCAAGTCCACCACTACCGGGTTCTTGTTCAATACCTACTATTACTTTCTTCCCATCATTTATAGCCACTTTCTTTATCATGTCTTCTCGTTTGGTAGCTTTCCATTGACCAGCTACTAAATGTTCAACGACATAAGAATTGTTCTTCATCCTGTGCATCTTACAACCACCAGAGAAAGCTCCAGTTTCTGTACCACCCTTGTCCCAATATCTTACACTTCTTACTATTTCGGTTGGCTGGACACCCTCTATATAATTAAAATTATCTGTTTCAAATAAACCTCCACCTCTAGGAGCAGGTCTTTGTTGGAGTTGTCCTGATATAGCATATTCAGAACCTAGTTCTTTTTCCAAATTTGAAAGTGATTCATCATCATAAAGCCCTTTCCATAATGGCTCACCATCTTCAGTTCTAGGGTCTTCAAATCCTAAGACAGTTTTACATCTATTTTCTTTTTCATATCTAGCTGGGAGTCTTAAATGAACATAACTAGAATCTTTTCCTAAAACATGCCCTGTTAAATCTCCTTCATGTAATCTTTGCATCACTATTACTTTAACACCTGTCTTCGGGTCATTTACACGAGTGGACATTGATTCGTCCCACCATCGTAATGTTGCTTTTCTGACTGTATCAGATTCAGCTTGTTTTACGTTGTGAGGGTCATCACAAATTATATATTTACCACCTTCTCCAGTAACTAATCCACTAACTGATGTAGCAAGCCTGTAACCTGTTTTATTGTTTTCAAATCTTGTCTTTTGATTCTGGTCTCCAGTAAGATGAAATTTATGTCCCCATCTCTTAGTATACCATTCAGAAGATAACAATCTCCTACACTTCAAACTGTCTCTAGTGGACAACTCTTGTGCATATGAAGAGAACAACCAACGAGAAGAAGGGTCTTGTATCCATACCCAACATGGCCAGAACACAGAGGTGACAAGTGATTTAGAATGTCTTGGAGGAATGTTTATAATAAGATTTCTTATCTCTCCTCTAGTGACTGCTTCTAAATGCTCACAGATTGCTTCTAAATGCCATCCTACTTTAAAATCTGTTGTTGGCTCTAATATATGCCATCCTTGCTTTATAAACTCAAGAAGAGACATTTCAGCCAGTGAGATTTTAACAATGTCTGCTGACGGACAATCTTTGATTATAACTTCTTCATTTGTCAATATATTTCTTCTTCTTCCTCATATTCATCTTCTACCAATTCATCAATAGTTACTTTTGTTCGTTGAAGTCTATATTTATGTTTAAACTTATCAATTGTATCAGTTATAAAATTCTCTATCGGATTAATAACATACGCTTTATCTGGAACTCTTTCCCCTGTGTAGAGGACTTGTGTAGCTATTTCGATTATATACTCTCTTTCTTCAGTTTCCTGTTCTTCTGCCATTATAATTTCATCCTGAATAATCTAGGGTTATCACCGTTATAAACTACTCCACAACTTATTATCGGTCTGTTTTTAAAATCCTTTCCATAAGCGAAAGCTAAAGCTTTTATATCTATTCCACAACCTACATTCATTCCGAAAATACAGTCTTTGTGAGAAGCAGTATAAGCTATCCCTGCAAATGCATGTGAATGTCCCATTACTGTACTTTGTCTGTTACTTATTGCAAGATTAAGATGTGCTAATTTTCCAGAATTTCCTGTCCCATGTTGATAACAAACATCATCTATTTCAAAATTAAAATCATCTTCCCATCCATCAGGTAATTCCCAAATATCTCGGTAAGGTTTAAAACACCGTTTAGGTAATCCTACAGTCTTTCCTTTACGGTCTACAAGACAATCATGACTACCTTTAGTAAGTTTTAAATTCGGAAAAGCTTTAAACCACTTTTCTAAAACTAAATCTGTCTTTTCCATTTCTTTCAAAGGAGACCATGAATTAGGGTCTGTCTCATGGTATGAAATTGCATGGTTATCTACTAAGTCCCCTATGTGAACTACTGTATCACATCTCTCACTCTTCTGGACATCCTTACAAAATTCTAAATAATCTGGATGCTGAAATGGAAAATGTGTGTCACCTATTATAAGTACATTGTGCTTATCAAGTTTTGGAAACAAAGGTAATTGATACATTTGTCACTCCTTTTTAATTTTGATTTAAAATTCTGTCTAATTCTAATAATTTTTCTTTGCCGAGTTTCTTTGCGTTTTCAACATTTAGATTTAATTGTATCTGGTTTAGTATGTTAGTTTGGTTTGTGTCACTCTTTAAAATACCTAAGTTTTTACAGAGTAATTCTAATGCTCTTAATTTATCATTAAATTTTAAACTTTTTTGATATCCAATAAATCTTCTATCAGTACCTTGACCTTCAAACAGTTCCACAACTGTTATAGTACTGATTGCAGAAGCTTCTGCAACTGTAAGTTCATCCATTGGTTTCAGAGAACCATCTGACCTAAAAAACTGTCTAGGGTCTGCAAAACCTATTCTCATTAACTCAGTTAGAACTTCTTCTTTTTTAAGGTCTACCTTTTTCGATAATTCTTTAAGTTTTTTATCTATTGCGAAAAGTACAGGTTTTTTATTTTTTATTCTTGAAGCTTTTTCTATAAGTTTTTTATTGGTTTCAACAGGTTCACCTCCTGCTTCTAAATAAGCAGTCCTGTTATCAAAGTGTTCTACCCACTTCTCTACAAACCTAGCTTCAAAAGGAGTTAAGCCAGTTCTTTTATTCACGCTCTCTGTACGTTCAACAATGTCGTTTAACTTTGGTAACTTCCTCTTCATGAATCACTCACTAATATAATCTAATATAATCTAATTTAATTAATATAATTATATTATACAAAAAAATTTGCAAAAAGTCAAGTTTTTTCTTGACAAAACGATAAAATGTTATTATAATATATTATATTACATTTTTCACTCTTTTAGGAGGAACGTATGGACACAATGAAAAGAAGAGAACATAATTTTAGAGGAAGACCGATGGAGCTAGTTTCGCTTTATATACCAAAAGATCATTTGGAGGAGATAGACGAAATTACTAATGAATTAGAGGAAGCTAATAGGAGTGTTATTATAAGGAAAGCAATAAAAGATTATCTTGAAAGGAAAAGCCTGAATGAGAAAAATACCCAATAAAAAATGTAAAGATTGTTATGGAAGTGGTAAGTTGTTAAGAACTGCACCAATTCTTGGAGCTAATCTTAATTACAGAAAGAGGAAAAACACTCCTGAGAAAGAAATGATTAGAATTGGGACTCCATGTCATTGTCTAAAACCAGAAAACGAGGAGAGAGAAAATGGGGGATAAAAAGGTAAAGAAGGATAAGATATCCGAGAAATGTTTGTCTTTAAGAGATATGATGAAGGGAAATGGTTATGAGGACGCTCATATAGATTTCTGTGAATTTGTTTTAGAATTATGTGAAACAACTGGGACGATTTTGGGACACATGCAGGTAGCAGATTTATTGAATGTTATTCATTATGCTCATTTAGTAAGATTACATGATGAAGGAATCATACCATTTGAAAGTGATTGTTTAGGACATCCATCTGTTATGGGACTGTCGGCTACTTTCGCAGAAAACATAATGGGTCTGAAAAATTCCGTTGACAAAGATGAATGAATCTGTTATAATGTTATTTTTATTATGCTTAAACTCCTACAGAAAGGTGGTGTAAATGGTTAAAGAAACAAAGCAACTTCCATCATTGTACCAAGATTTCATTCATTTAAGTCGTTATTCACGATGGTTAGATGAAAAAGGAAGACGAGAGACATGGGAAGAGACTGTGACGAGATATATGGACTTTATGGAATGGCATCTTAAAGAAAACTGTGAATACAAACTACCTCAAACTGTTTATAATGAAGTAAAGAGTTATATAGTTGGATTGAAGGTGATGCCATCTATGAGAGCTATCATGACGGCAGGGGAAGCTCTGAAAAGAGAAAACATAGCTAATTATAATTGTAGTTTCATATTAGCAGACAGGATTAGAGCATTTGATGAAATGCTTTACATCCTTCTTTGTGGTGTGGGAGTAGGATTTAGTGTAGAAAGGCAATTTGTACAAAAATTACCAATGATAGCTGAGGAGTTTCATCCAACAGACACAACAATAGTTGTTGGTGATTCTAAAATGGGTTGGGCTAAAGCTTATAAAGAACTTATATCGCTTGTTTTAGTAGGACAAATACCTAAATGGGATATGTCTAAGGTCAGACCAGCAGGGGCTAGATTAAAGGTCTTTGGAGGTAGAGCTAGTGGTAGTGCTCCTTTAAAAGAATTGTTTACTTTCACAATTCAGACATTCAAAGAAGCTAAAGGAAGAAAACTTACAAGTTTTGAAGTACACAAACTGTTTTGTAAGATAGCGGATGTAGTTGTGGTAGGTGGAGTAAGGAGAGCTAGTTTAATATCGTTATCAAACTTGTCTGACATTAGAATGAGACATGCTAAATCAGGACAATGGTGGATAGAGAATCCTGAATTAGCTTTGAGTAATAATTCAGTAAGTTATTCAGAAAAACCAGATATAGGAATATTCATGGAAGAATGGTCAGCACTTTATAGTTCTAAATCAGGTGAAAGAGGTATATTTAACAGGGAGTCTGCTGTAAAGACTGTTGAAGGGATAAATAATCGTGCTGAGAAAACTAGGAGAGAAACAAATCATGATTTTGGTTTGAATCCATGTGGAGAGATTATTTTAAGACCAAAAAGTTTCTGTAATTTGTCAGAAGTAGTGGTAAGAGCAGAGGATAACGAAGAATCTATCAAAGATAAGATTAGGATCGCCACAATTTTAGGAACTTGGCAAGCGTCTTTGACTGATTTCAAATATATATCCTCTAAATGGAGTGAAAACTGTAAAGAAGAAGCATTACTTGGTGTATCTATGACAGGAATTATGGATAACAAGCTGACTAATGGTTATTCAGGAAAATCCAAGTTAAAGACTGCTTTAAGTGGTTTTAGGGAGTATGCTACTGAGATAAATGAGGAATGGGCTAAAAAAATTAATATAAACCCTGCTACAGCCATTACTTGTGTAAAACCTAGTGGAAATATCTCTCAATTATGTAACACAGCTTCTGGAATCCATGCTAGGCATTCTAAGTATTATATCAGGTCTGTAAAAGTCAATTTAAATGACCCTATTGCTCAATTTATGATTGACAAAGGATTTCCTTATGAACCAGATGTGAATAAACCAGAAACAGCTTTAATATTCAAGTTTCCTCAGAAGTCTCCAGAGAGTTCTATCACTAGGACAGAGAAAACTGCTTTGGAACAACTAGAGTTGTGGATGATTTACAAAGAACATTACTGTGACCATAATCCTAGTTGTACTATTAATGTAAAGGAACACGAATGGTTAGAAGTAGGAGCTTGGGTTTATGCTAATTTTGACAACATAAGTGGTCTAGCGTTTCTACCGTTCTCAGAACATTCTTATACACAAGCACCGTATCAGGAATGTACTAAAAGTGAATACGAAGAATTAAAGAAAATTATTCCTGACACAGTTGATTGGGAAGGATTATCCCAATTTGAATCAGATGATAACACTTCTGGTTCACAAGAGTTAGCTTGTGTCTCTGGTAATTGTACTATATAAAGGAGATTGAATGGAAAAAGAAGCAGAATTAATTTTAACAAAAAAGCTGAACGAATATCTGAATCAATGTAGAGAAGAAAATTTATTTGAAGTTGTATCAACAGACTTGGATAAGAAAAAGTTTACAGTTACGTTTAACATAGACTATGATGAAGAAAACAGACATATAGGATTTAATTGGTATTAAAAAATAAGGAGAAAAACGAATTATGGCTATAAAACAACTGATAAGAACTAAAACAGGCGAGAAAACAGTTTCCTTAACCCCAATAAAAGCAATTCGAGCACAATGTCTTGAATGCTGTGGTTGGAACGCTTCAGAAGTCAGAAAATGTTCCTCAGATAAATGTTCTCTATATGGTTACCGTTTAGGTAATCTGAAGTAGTCCTGATAAGCTGATATTATGGTCAAAAACAGTCTGTACAAGGGGTTATTTAACCCTAGAACCTACACAAAATAAAAAATGAGGGTGTGACACCCCTTGTACAGAAACTGTATTACAACCTCTTAAAAACTCGAAATTTTTTTATTTTTATAAGGAGGAAATGTTTTTATGCTTAATTTCATAGAAAAACGCAGGAAATTTTACACAGATTTACTTGATAGTCTCCCTGAAAGAGATAGACCAATATATGATGAAGAAAACACGAAAGTAGCTATAAGAGCTAAACTAAATTTCATAGAAGAACTACTAGAAATACCACAATCAGAATGGAGTAGCTGAACACATATTACAAAAAAACAAAAAACCGAAATTTTTTTATTTTTATAAGGAGGAAATGAGTTATGAAGTCGCTAAATAAAGCACAAAGAAGCCAAGTAGTCTTTAGGCATCAGGTTCATGGTGTCAGCAGGAAGAAAGCAAAAGAACGATTTAAGATAAAAGAAGCTAACAAAGAGATAAAAGAATATAACAAAGAGATAAAAGAATATAACTGAAAAACGTGATTTTTTTATTTTTACTATTGAAAAACGTGATTTTTTTATTTTTACTATTGAAAAACGTAAAATTGTGTTTGTTCTCATTGTTAATAGTATCAGGTAGAGATTGAGTCTTAGTCTCAATTCCGTCAAAAAAAGAAGGTACACCCTATAATGATTGTCAACAAATAATGATTCCCAACAAATAATGATTGTTAACAAATAATGATTATTGTTTAATATCGTACCAGTTGATAATATGCAATGATTACCAACAAATAATGATTATTGTTTGATGTATTGATGGATCATTAAACTTGTAACAAATAATGATTGTTAACAAATAATGATTATTGTTAAGGCAATCGCATATATATATATGATATGCATTGATCATGCATATATATGCATAGTGGGTATATATATGCTTTGAATGGTTTGAACGTCGTAGAATGGATTCTATGAGGTTTCTAATTGCGACACATTCTCAATTAGAATACAACCAATAAAAAACCCTTGTCAAGTAGGTATTTTACACTTGACAAGGGTTTTATTCAGATTACGCAAAAGCCTTGTTTCTCTTCCAATTTATGGCGATCAATCGCAACGGCAATCAATCGATCTATATGATACTTATATCTCCACCCAAAAATACGGTTAATCGTTTTGATCCTAAAATGAGATCCTTTTAATTTTTGGCTATTGAGACAAGATAGGACTCCTGCTTTGCAACTACCTGCTTTATAAGCATCCTGAACACTTACAAAAATATTTGCAGTAAGTGCAAGTGCCTTATTCGCCTTTTCTTTTTTTATAGCTTTTCTGCTCTCATACACTTCCGCAAGGCTTTTTTGGATTTTCCTCTTGGAATAATTATTGAGATCATCGCTATTTAGGTGGATTTCACCGTTTTTATTGGACAGACAAAAAAGATTTAATTGATCATCATAAGACCACTTACAGCCCTTAGGCTGATGTAATTTTATGGTTTTTGTGCCAAAAGTGTATACAAGATGATCATCTTGTATATAAGCATAACTGGTTATGAGCGGTTGATAAGATTTTCGCTCATAACTGCATGATCTGGAATATCGCCCATGAGAAAGAGTTTTTAAAATATCGATCCCATTTTCAACGGACGATTCGGAATTTTCCCAATTTGATCTACGAGGGTGTAAATTTTGCCATTTGTCAAGAATTTTGTAATTATCTTTTGTCCCGATTTGTACCTTTTTAATATCCATTTTTTCACCTTTTAAAAAATTGTTAAGTTAAATTGAATTACACAAAAACCTTATTATACTAATAAAAACCAGATTGCAACAATCAAATAAATTACCGCAATCGGTAGGATGACAGAGACCATCACCCATGAAATAAAATCAGTAATTAATTTTAACAT